CGTGATAGTGCTCAACCTTTGATCAGATTCGGTGAAATCCCGGTTCTGGTCACACCTACAACATCGGGGGCGCTGGCGCCCGTAGGAGCTCCTCCAGAGCAGCGATTGCCCACACCCGTAGATAACCGAGAATTATATTCACAACTACCGGGCAACGCACAAATTGTGAATTGTTTAGACAGCGTAGAACACACCCTAAACATAGATGCTGATATGGCCGAGGCTCGTTTCTTAACAGGAGCGAGTCTCGGCTTTCCTATGAGCCCCTTCAAAGGCTTGAAGGAATTTCTCTTACCAACCCGCGTCCTAGCTAAGCTGGGGAAAATGATAAACAGCGGTATGAGAATTTCTAGAGAGAACCATGATTCGGCCACGGAGCATATCGGCGCTTTGAATGGATCTGCATTGATACCAACGACCCGTATCGATGCACAGGCCATAGAAGAAAATAAAGGTTTAAAGCCCTTGCCGGGAACGTCTGCCGGCCCACCTACCGATCCTGAAGACAGTAGGAGCGGAAAATCATCACCATCTTCATCATTGACCATGCCCACCACTGACATTTCATCAGAACCAGCCCCAAGTCCTAAGAATCCCACTAAGGCTATGTATGATTTCATTGAATTCGTACATGAAATACGCAATACGCGTCCACAACTTGTCAGTCGCATGTCTAAACCCAACCATATGGCAGTTAAGAAACTATTAACTGAATTGATTACATCTAGTAAACAATATCAACATATGCGTCACACTCATTTAGCCAAAGTTCTCCCCGCTTTGACTAATTTGTGCTTTGTCCCATCAGATGCCGAAATAGATGCTAATGAAGCGTTCGCATCGGTCGCTTATCAACGGCAATTCGAAAGAAATGCCACCGATAAATACGACCGTGAACACCCATGGCTACTAAATTGGTTTGGCCCAAAAGTGCGTCCGCGCGCTTTTGAGGCTGATTGATGGGGCTTAGCGAAGCTACCAGGAATTGTCGGCCCGGCTTCTAGAGCCCCCGACCATCCCAACCTGGTGGTAGTGCAGTTAAGGGATACCCCCAAACTTCGTAATTCGTACATCTTCACCGGCGTCTCCGGGGGAGTTAATTACGGGGTACACACTTCTTCTCTCCAAAATATGGTACGGGCAGTAAAGGAACGGATCTTCTATGTTAAGTTAGAAGGCCAATTTGTACAACCCTTTCGCCCCTCCGAGTCTGACTTCAACCATTCAATGCGTCACTTCACCGACGCCGCCCAGAGATATATCAACTATACCAACCCCATGTTGCCGATTGATTTCGCTAACACATATGAGGCTCGTAAGAAGACGATTTATCTCAAAGCGGCCGCCGAAAACGAGTTATACGGGTTTAGCGATAAACTCTCAATAATCTCAGCTTTTGGCAAGGTGGAGAAGACAAATTTTACTGCAAAGCCAGATGCGGTGCAGCGTGTGATACAGCCACGTCATCCGCGGTACTTAATAGAGACCGGTAGGTACATTAAACCTATAGAGAAACAAATATATACCACAATCAATACACTTTTCAACGACACAACTGTGTATAAGGGTCTCAATCCGAGTAATCGTGGGCAGCGGCTGGCCGCTACCTGGTCCCTTTACCGCAAACCTGTTGCCATTGGTGTCGACGCAAAACGGTTTGACCAACATGTCAGTAACTCAGCGTTAAAATGGGAACACAACTTTTATCAGCGATACTATCCAAGGGATAAACACTTCAGAAGATTGATGAAATTGCAACGTGTAAATAAAGCATTTTGTCGACTCAAAGATGGTGTTATCAAGTACAAAACGATCCATGGACGCGGATCCGGGGATAGCAACACAAGCTTAGGTAATGTCTTAATCATGTGCGCCGCCATGTATTCTTATTTCAAAGAGATAGGAGTGCAGGCGTCACTGATCAATGATGGTGATGACTGCGTAATCATTACCGAAGCTTGCAATTTAGAAATCATATCTAATACGCTGGATAAATATTTTAAGCAGATCGGCTTTACGCTAGAGATAGAAGCTCCTGTATATAAAATCGAGCACATTGTTTTCTGTCAATCTCAACCTGTATTTGATGGATCGAACTATCTTATGGTTCGTGACCCACGGGTCGCTATAGCCAAAGATGGTATGTCCATCAAGCCACTGGATTCTCTTTCGGTGGCACAGAAGTGGTTGGCAGCGGTCGGTAAAGGAGGAATGACCTTAACAGGTGGAATACCCATCTGGCAAGATTATTACCAAACTTATATCGACCATAGCAATGGTGCTAAAGCTCTCTCTGATCCTACACTAGAGAGTGGTTTTTTCAGGATGACTCGTGGAATGGATAGGCATTATATGCCACCAACTATCGAGTCAAGGCTTTCATTTTTTGAAGCATTTGGTATCGATCCTGAAGAACAGTTGATCCATGAAGAATACTACCGAAACCTCACTTGGGATCTCACAAATGTGAGTGACCAGTACGGTATTGATATAAATCTTATGCGATTCAACCAACTTCTTAGCGTCTAACGCATTGGGTTCAACACTTAATTCCCCAAAACTATTACTTTAGTGCTAACCAGAATGCCAAGAGACTGCACGGCGGGTAGGTGTGTTGGATGTACAGTCCCGGTGTCATACGGTATCCAATACTATGACAAACAAAACCAAAACCAAACTTAACTCTGGCGCGAGCTCTAGCGCTAAAGTTAAACAACTTACTGAGCAAATTAAGAACCTTAAAGCTAAGGCTCGTCCCTTTGCCACCACTGGTGGTATCGTTGGGCGCTCCCTTGGCTCAATGTTCGGCAACGCCGCCATGGGCTCAAACATCGGCG